TCAATAAGTGGTAACAGGAAACAAGATACCATATTTAACATAATATACATTATGCGCGGTTAAGTCATGCCCGTGGCTAGGGGCCAGAAACACCGCTGCCGCAAGGGCTACAGCCGTGCCGGCTCCTTTGGTGTACTTCGCCAGGATGTCGTACCAGGCCTTTTTCAGCTCGGGATCCGTCTCTCTGACAGCAGCCAGGCTTAACAGGACTTCCTGCACGTCCAGGCCGATTTCTTGGGCCAGTCTTTTTGCAGTGGCATCAGTAAGTTGCACCTTGCCAGTGGTCAAGCTGGAGATGTGCGACTTGGTAAAACCTAGCTCTGCGGCGACTTGCTGGTACTGGCTAAAGTTTTTGGCTCTCATGTAGGCCTGAATCAGTGCTTTAGAGTCCATTTGACTGTCTCCTGACTTTTTCGAGTTGGCATATAACACACCTATTGGGGCTAAAAGTCACCCGTTGTTAGTTAGATTTAGTTCTGATTCAATCCAGTCAGTTCATAATAAATCTGACCGACCTATGACCCACTGTAGCCCACAAAACCAGGATTTGCCGGCGCTCACCGAGCGCAAGGTCTACTGGCAAGCAGAGCCTACCGGCGATGTCTCCGCCTGTGTGGCCGGTCAGGTCGAGATGTTCCGCGACCTGCACGAGATGCGGATCTATCTGTCCATGACGTACCCCGACACCGCCTTTGAGCTGGTCGAGGTGACCGAGGACACATGGCAAGGCTTCTATGACCAGGGAGTGTTTTTCGATGACTGGTCATAGTGCCGTGATGCCGATAAATAGCGTTATCGGCAACAAAACCCTGATCGACTATCTGTCGTTTACCTGGGCGCCGACCGAACTGCGCCAGATGACCGAGCTGGCCAAGCAAGGCGCTTTGCTCAAGGCCATCCCGCGCTTCGAGACCCAGAGCAAGGCCATTCAGGCCGCCTTTGCCGCCCAGCCGGTCGAGGGCCTGCGCTATCTGTGGAAGCGCCCTGTCGGGTTCGCTCCCCTCACCCGCTTCGACAAGGTGACTGAGCGCCTCTATGACAAAGCCGAGCGCCAGCAGCCTGCCGCCTCCCCTGCCCCTGCACGGGTCTTTGACAAGGCCACTGAGCGGTTGAGTCTCAAGGGGGTAGCCAAGCCCCCTGCCCCGGTGCTGACGCCTTCCATGACCGACATGATGGAACGTGCCCTGCACTCCGGCTACCAGTCCCGCGCCGACATGCGCCAGGAGCTCAAAGCCGTCTGCGCTGACCTGCTCAAGTTCTCCCAGTTCGAGGTGGTCGAGGGTGCCAAGTATTGGGAGGCCTATAACGACCTTATCGACTGCTACGGCGTCCAGTTCCTGGATGCCCTCTGCTGTAACGAGATCGAGCTGTGGCTGGAAGAACTCAATACCCGCATCGGTGTCCCTATCCCCGAGCCGCGCTTTACCATGCGCCCTCGCCGCTCCGGTCTGCACGGTTACGCCAACTCGGCTGACCTGCTGTGTGACGGAATGCCCTGCGGGCTGATTGGCTGGGGTGCGGCTAACCATGGCTGTATGGTGAGTTTTTCCGGTGTGGGTTGTGCGGCCCTCGATTTCCAGGCTTTGCACTCCGTTATCTCTCACGTGCCAGGTCTGCGGATCACTCGGGTGGATCTTGCCCTGGATGACTACAGCGGCAAGCACATCACTTACCAGGGCGCGATAGCCGGCGCCGAAGCCGGCGAGTTTCACCCGCAGCGTGGCCGTGCGCCTTCCTGGATGAAGATTGAATCGGGCGAGTTCGTGATCACCGAGGTGGCCAAGGGCATCGCCAAGCGTTTTGGCATGGTGCCGAGCAAGGGTTGCTCTTTCTACGTGGGCAGCCGTATCAACGGCAAGTGTGCGCGGATATATGAGAAAGGCAAACAGATGCAATCGGCCGAGTTCCCAAACTGGGTACGCGCCGAAGGCGAATTACACAATAAGGATAGAGTCATTCCGCTGGATGTCCTGGTAAACCCTGACCCTTATTTCGCGGGGATGTATCCGCAATTTGCCAAATGGCTGGATGCGGTTTGCCAGGAAGAAATAACACCGGTACGTGTGACCACCTTTAAGAATAAATTCAAAACGTCCAGGGACAACGCCGTATTTAATATGTCCAGAATGGCCGGTCGCCTTGTCAATTGGTTAGCAAACATCGAGGGGCTATCCCCTGAGAAGATTGTTAACCAATTAACAGCGCACCTGGAAGAAACCGATATTCCAGCGCGGTTAAGAATGCCAGTTCCTCCTGACCTGGACGAGCTGCCATTATTTTCGACCTAACAATGGTTCTTCAAAGGATAAATAATATGTCTCTGCTGACTGGTATTTTGGTTACCCGCGTTACTCACGGCTATGGCGTCTCCCGTAAATCTGGCTCGCCGGTTCCCTATGACTTTGCCCAGGTGGAATACCTGGCAGTTGCTAATAACGTGAACAAGCCCGAGTGCAATATCACCTCCTGGGGCTATGAAGTGCGCCAATTAGCCCTGCGCAACGATGCGGCCACCATTAAAGAGCTGGCCGACTGCCCGAAATTGGTGGCAGTGGATCTTGTCCTGGAAGCGGATCCCCAGAATCCGACCCGCAACGTGGTTGTTGGCTTCCAACCCACCAAAAAGCAGCCGGTATAACCACCGCGCCGCGAGGAGGAGGAGCGAGAGCGCGCAGCGAGCGACGACGAGGGCGCGATAATGCTTTGTCTAGATATTACCTCTGAAGGATATGCCCGCTTAGCTGAGGGGGATTCGTGTAATTACGTGCTCTTGACTGTCCAGGAGCACGCCAAATTAACGGATATATCGAGCTGGTTTGAATTTGATGTATCCACTGTGTCAATGGCCTTTGGCTTCGGATTATTAATCTGGATCACTGGCCTCAAACTGGGCGCAATTGCCCGTGTCATCGTAAGTGCAAAAAGAGGATAAACGAGTATGAAAAACTATTTCCGTAATGGCTGTATCGCTGCTGTGTGCTCCCTGTCTACCGGTGCGGCCTTTGCCGAAGGTACAGCCGCTGCTGATGCCGCTGCCAAGGCCCTGGACGCCACCCAGTCGGACGTGACCGCAACCTCTCCCAAGGTCATGCTGGTCGTGGCCACCTGTGTGGGCGTGGGCATCCTGATCAGCCTGATGCGCAAAGCCTAAGCATGTCTTTGCTCATCGGAACGCTGTGGTTCCTGTTCTTTGTTGAAGGCTACAGGTCATCGTTTTCGATATGACACAAAGGCGGCTCCGGTCGCCTTTTTTATTGGGGGTACTGTGCGCATCGCTTGGCTTTTATTGCTGTTTCCGCTGGGGGCTTGGGCGGGTTGTCCTGTCGGGCTCCGCCTGTCTAACGTGCCGATTTCTACTGCGCTGCCGTTCTGCGTGAAATGGGAAAGTTCCTCCCAGGGAGGCTGCTTTGTCGGGTGTCCAGGTATCTGCCTGCAGTTCCCAGATGCCGGCACTATGGGGCCGATTGAGAGTACCGGCCAGGAGTGCTCGGTGGGCGGTGGATCCGATGGGGATGGCGGCTCGGATGGCGATGGTAACGGTAGCAATGGCAATAACGGCAATAATGGCGATGTAATTCCCAATCTGCCGCCCAACGGGATCCGTGTCGGTGGTGATAAGCAGGAAATGACCACGGACGCCTTGCGTCAGGTGAATAATACCCTGATAACGGGTTTTACTAGCTTGATGTCGAGCTCTGCGGGTGCGAGTCGATCAGCTCAAAATATTGATGGCAAAATGGTAGATGTTCTTCGTTATATGAAGGCCACTAATAATGGTCAGGTTGGCATGGAGAACAGTATTCGGGAGCAGACGGCGTTAGGTCATAAGTTCTATGACGAGTTCCTTGGATTAAAGAATGCCATGATTAATCCGCAAGACGGATTTGGTCAAAGCACGGGTGAGTATCGTGTTTTGAAAGAGTTGCGGGATAATTTCTTTGGGCCTGATTTTGCTCAGAATTATGGTGGTAACACCATGTATGGGCTTATGCGGACAATGCAGTATGACATCGAGTCGATGAAAGGCCGAGTGCATGAATCCGCCAGCGACATGCACAACCTTTATTCCTACACCATGCAAGATATGCGAAATAATAGCATTGAAATGAACCGCAATATTAAGGCCATTGCTGAGGCCCTGCAAAATGGCGGTACAAATGGTGGTGATGGCACCGGCGGCACAGGTAATGGCAGCAATGGTAATGGCAATAATGGCCCAGGCATTGATTACTCACAAATGCCTGGCTCTGCAGAAAATCCGCTGCATGTAACAGGGTCTGAATATACATCCCAGCTCTGTAAAGGTGGTGCGCACTGTTTCTTTGACCTGGAAACCATTAATAAGCAGTTCCAGGAGCATAAGGAGCAACTCAAGAATACCCATAACGGTATTAAAGAAGATATGGTCGATATGTTCCGGTATAGCCTGAGCGGGTCGGCGGCGGTGCCCAAGTGTTTTGATATGTTCTCGATGTTTGGTCGCTCTTATTCCGTCTGTCCCGAGGTGGAAGGATATTGGGAAATGATAGCGGCCATCATGATGTTCATCTTCTATTTTCTGGCGCTGATGATTGTGGCTAAGAGGTGATATATGGAATGGATGAGTGATTTCTTTAACGGATTTTTCAACGATATATATCAACTGGCGGTGCAGTTTGCAGCCTGGATAACGGTTAAATTGGCTATTCAGTGGGTCGAGTTCAAAATATTCCTGCTCACTTTTTCCTGGGACGTTGCCAAGCAGATACTGATTAACCTGCAATTCAGCGACCTGATCTCCGCCTCCTTTAATAACCTGCCCTCTCAAATGAGGGGGATCTTGCTCTATTTGCACGTTGATAAAGGGCTGTCGATATTGACGCAAGCCTTTGTGACCCGCTTTTTGCTGAATATGTTGGGGTGGTAAGCCATGTCTATCAAGATCCACCACGGCGCCCCAGGCTCCTATAAATCGTCAGGAGCGATTCATACCGATGTGATACCGGCCATCAAGGCTGGCCGTCATATCGTTACCAACGTGCGCGGCTTTACCGCGGAGCGGTGCAAAGAGGTATTGGGCAAGGAAGTGCCTGACGAGTTCCAGGTCACCTATATCGAGACAGAATCCCAGGAAGGACGTGATCACCTCGCCCGCTTTTATCATTGGGCACCTAAGGGAGTGTTCTTCCTGGTCGATGAAGTGCAAAGAATATTTCCGCCTTCCTGGCGCCAGAGTGATTTAGACCGGCTCGATTATCCTGGCGGGCCGGATGTGGCCAAAGCCGATGGCCGGCCAGAGACAATTGATGTGGCCTTTGATATGCACCGTCATCATAACTGGGACTTTGTATTTACGACTCCGAACATCAAAAAGGTGCACCAGGTAATCCGGGCTGCTGCCGAAACGGCCATTCGTCATACCAATATGGCGATATTGGGGATTGGTGGTCGATATAAGACGGTGCTTCACCTCTCTGATAACTCCGGTACGTCCATGAATGACGTACTGCAAGCCAAGCCATTTAATAAGGTGCCCAAGTATGTTTTCAAGCTTTATGACTCGACTACTACCGGTAAGGTCTCGGATACAATCGCGGGCAGCTCGATATTACGAGACCCTAAAATTCTGTTTATTCTGGCGATTTGGGGACTCTGCGTATTCTTTGGCTTCATCAAGCCTGAATATATTGATGCTCCTGCTAAGGCCGATGAAACCGCTTCTGCCGCTGTTCCGGCTGCTGGTGCGGTGGGTGCTTCGCCCGTTGCTGATGTACGTCCTGGTGGCGCTCCTGCTGCGTCTGCTGCTGGCGTCCTTGCTGTAGGGCCGTTTGCTGGCCATCAGCTCATTATCAGCTGTCACGTCCTGATAAAGGATCACCTGGGCGAGTATCGGGTCGAGTATTGCTTCTCGCTGCGCAAGGGCGATGACGTGCAGCCGCTCGACAGGGACGATTGGCCGGACGAGCTCGCCAGGGTGGATCCCATGAGTGCATGCCATGCGGTGGTCAAGTACCAGGGGCAGCCTGTGGACGTGTACTGTGACCCCGAGGGGGACGCCCTGCGCCGGAAATACAATGCCACCCTCTTTGCGGGTGGAAACAACAAGCAAGCAAATACTGATGACCGGTCATAACTCCTTTCTCCTGCCAGTGGCCGCCTTTCTCCAGGTCGGCCACTGAACCCCAGGGGCGTGAGCCCCTACAAGCCGCCCTCTGCTGTCCATTTGGCCTCTAAAAGCCTCGCGGCGGAACACGCCCATATTGCCCCGAGACTGGACACCCCCTTCCCTGCAAAACCGGCTTTTAAGGCTCTCCGGCTCTGAGGGATGTAAATGCAATAGCACCCTTTGATGTTGCGTTAATGCTTTAATGTATAGGATGATGGCAAGTATTAATCGTTATAGGTGTGTGAGCTAATGAATTATTATAAATATATGGGGCGTATTTCATCGGAATGTTTTTTGAAGGATTCAACAATACGCTTTTCTCAACCAAGGGCACTAAATGATCCCTTTGAGCTGAGTCCTGAAATATACTGTGAAGAATCCGATGCTAAGTTGGGAATGAATTTCCCAACAAAATATTTTCTTACTGGACGTGAGTCTGTCGTAAAAAAATATCTTGTCCCTGAAGATAATTTTTCTAAAGGAAGTTTAATGGTTGATGTTAAATATCAAATAGAGCAGTTTAATACTAAGCTTGGTGTTTTGTGTTTAACTAGAGATCATCATATATTCCCTAAAAACTCTCTTATGTGGGCTCATTATGGTGAGTCCCATTCTGGAATTGCGTTGAAGTTTAAAAAAACTTGTCAGTTTGTTTCTGAGTCTCACGAGGTTCACTATGTGAAATCAAGGCCAATAATAAATGCAAAGATCTTTTTTGAAAACGCTGAAATTTCTATTGGTGATTGGTTTTTTAAGTCTGACGCATGGGCTTATGAGCGTGAGGTTAGATTTCCAAGGCATTTAGATGATTGTTTGAATACCGGTAAGAAAGATTGTTTTGGTAATGACATTTACGTGCGTCATGTTGAATCTGATTTGCTTGAATGCGTATATATAGGGGCTAATGCTAGTGATGATTTGAAGCATCTGGCTTTAGCGTTTCACAATAAAACAGGTGTTGACGTTATTTATTTGGGTGTAGGTTCACGTCAGTATTCTTTAATTCCATACAGTTTTAATTCCCGTAAAAGCTATGATCATATGATAGAAAAAATCATGCGAATTCATCAGGAAAGCCTGGTGCTTTTTTGAGTTACGGGCCCCCCGTGTAGTAATACGGGGGGAATACTACCCCTTCCCTCTACCCCTACCGTCTACCCCCGCCCCTTCCCGTTCTGCCCTTGACCACTCGATGGTAGGGCCATACGGGCAACCACTCGGCTAAGGCTTACTCGGGCGAGTGTTTAGTGCAGGGGCGTTCTTACTAAAGCGCGGGGGGTGCAGCCTCCAGCTTTTGCGGCGCTACGCGCCGACATATGTTTTTTCTATCAACCCATCTTAATGATAATTGTTGATTATAATTGACACAGTTGACAGTATAGTTTCTGGTTGTGGTAAAGCCATTGATAACAAATGGGACTCCTATGGGTACAACCTTAAAAATACTATGTCATTTGTTTAGTTTTGACCTTCTCAATAATGCTAGCCCGATGGTTGTTGCCTTGGCTCATCGTGCAATTCGGTTTGGCTTTGATAGTCTATCTGTAGAGCAGAAATTGATTCTTAAACCCTTTCTATCCGTTAAGTGTTCTGGTTATGAAGATGTGGATGGTGCGCATCAGTGTTCGAAGGTGTTAGAGGGTGAAGATCTTTTGGAGGCTTATGGAGCATCGGGCGGGTCTTGGTTCATTCGATGTCGTCACTGTCACGCAGCAACGAATTACATTGCTTATTGCGCTTCGGCGGATGATAAATAAATGGGGGCCGTAGCCCCCAAGCTCACATTAAGCCAAGTTTCTTTCTCCAATAGAAAGCAGCCATTTGCCGTTCGGATCGCTCCACCTGGATGATGGCAATCGCCTCTATCCTGCGTCTGTCGAATCTCACACCTGTTGGTGATACAAGGCAATCATTCATCATTCGCCAACCTTCCCAGTCTTTCCAAATTGTCGGCAGTTCTCTCCCTGAAGCCATGCGCATTAGCCGTTTATAGACAGGTGGGATCTCTTTGCCTTTATCCCAATATGTGACCTGTCTCAC